GTTCCGTAAGATGGGTCACATGGTATGAAATTAGATTTCATTAACAGTATCCTCATGGAAGCACGCACTGGTGGACAACCACATCCCGAAGATGCAATCTTTGATGGTACATCATCTGCACAACAAGCCTTGGCCAGCCTGGAATATGTTATCAAAAATCCACGTTCAGTCACTATCAAATGGGATGGATTTCCTGCACTGATATTTGGCCGACTTCCTGATGGACGTTTTACCATACAAGACAAATACATGTTTGATGCAAAGATTTTTGCAGATAGTCCTGCTCGTTGGCAAGAATACGACAGCAAAAAAACGTCAGGCCGACTACGTCCTGACTTGTACACAAAACTACAAAATATTTGGGCAGGACTGGATGAAGCAGTGGGAAACAGCACTGGGTTCTTCTGGGGCGATCTACTTTGGTCTCAGAGGCTTGCACCAGTCAAGGGAATGTATCACTTCAAACCCAATGTGGTAGAATACAGTATTCCTGTTAACTCAGCTCTAGGTCAACAAATTGGTCGTAGTGTGGGCGGAGTAGTAGTACATCAGTACTTTGCCAATGATGCCGCAAAACCTGTGCAGTGGAACGGGCAAGGACTTGAACGCAATGGATCAGTGACTATATTGACACCCAGTGCTGGGTTACAGTTCAAACTGGATGATCCTGTACAGTTATCCAAAGCAGCCAAAAGAGCAGTGAGCCAGTATGGTGCTGTAGCAGACAGTTTCCTAGCAGGATTAGACGGAGTAATTCGTCAAGCAATTCAAAGATACATGAACAAGCGCATCACCGGGCAAACCACGCTGGAATTGGTTGATTGGTTGCAAGATCCTGCCAACAAAATCAGTGCCAAACAAATTAAATCTCTAATCGGGGACAATCGAGGTGGGTATCTGTATCGTAATCACAAAGGACTAAATGGACTGTTTACAATATGGAACAGTCTATATGCACTAAAAGCAAATCTTGCAGAACAACTTGAGCAACAAGTACAAGGTATACAACAAAGTGTAAATGGCAAACCTGCTGGTGAAGGCTTTGTGTTTAACACACCGCAAGGCTTGGTAAAACTGGTAAATCGTGGTACCTTTGGTGCTGCCTTGTTTGCAAAGTAAGCATAAAATACCGTTTTTTTCCGCAAATCATAAATATTTACATGCGTGCAAACGCACTAACTTTTAAAGGAAAAATAAAATGGCAATCCAAACACGTTATGTAGGTGATGCAAATGGCGTAGTAAACGTCGACTCAGGCATCGGTTCTCTAGGTCAAATCGTTGCAACAGGCTTGACAAAAGCCCCAATCGCAATTTCTGTTGTACCTGGTTCACAACAAACTTTTGCTACAACTGACTTGGCAACAGGCGGTTCAGTAGAAACAATTTTGCGTGCTATCGCAGTTGACAGCACAATCACAATGTATCAAGTTAACAGTGGTTCTATCAGTATTCTACTAGAAGCATCTGGTGCAGGTACTGACACTGCAGCTACTGCTGGTTCTGGTTACACAGCAACTACAATCGCTTCAGCATTGCAAACACGTATCCAAGCGTTGACTGCCAACATCGGCAACAACACTGGTAACATTTGGGCTAACACAGCTACTGTTGTTGGTTCTGTAAACTTCAAACTAGCTACTTCCTAATCAGTAGGTTAGTTTAATAAAAGAACGCACTTTACGGTGCGTTTTTTTATGGCCGATAAATACAGTATCATGGATACAGGACTACAATTTTTCAAAGGTTATACATTGGTAGACATCACTGCCACAGGTGTGATTCGTAGTACTGACCCAGATGACATACGCCGTAATCAACAACGCAACTGGGAAACTGTGTTGCAATGTATTGGACTCCGTACTCAACCGCTACATATACAAGAACCCACAATCTACGAAGATATAGAAATGGCCCGTACTAGATTTGGAGAATTCTACAACATGCGCCCACAAACAGTTTGGTCCTGGTCATGGGCAGTTGAAAAACATGGAATTTATGACCTGCCCAATCAACCAATGGGCGGGCTACTACAAGACTTAGAACAAGTACCCATTATCTCAGGCCTAGAAGAAACTGCACGTTTTATGCTGCCTATATTCTATCCCTACGGGTCAATCAAGAACATTTACGTGGTTCAAAGCAAAAATGACTAAATAATAGTTGATGCTCGGGCACCACTAAGGCTTACTTAAAACTCATATCACGGCTCATTGACACATATTTCCTGACTAAGCATCCATTATCTTAGAAAGATTAACGAAAATGGCCGGTACTGACATTGAAAAGAAAAGCCTTGAAGCACATGTAGAATTATGTGCTGAAAGATACAACAGTTTGGAAACTAAACTAAACAATCTGGAAGACCGGATGGACAAGTTAGAAGGTCACCTGGTTGACATCAAAGAATCACTGAGTGAAAAAGCCAATGGCCCTTATAAAACAATAATCACCATTGGAACCAGTATATTGGGTGTTATGATTGCCGGTATCATAACCTTATTAGCAACACATTTTAAATGAAAATTGTAGAACTACTCAATAGAGTACACGTGCCTATCAACAACGAGCAAGCAGACTTGTTGGGTCGTTTTGACCACGAGTCCACAGTATCAAAAAACAGTCTCAACGAACGAGAACAACTAATAGCAAATCAACTAACAGCACAAGATATCTTGTTGCGTCGCAATCAAAATGGCCAGATCACGTACACGAAAAAAATCAAATAAAGATTCAATGCCCCCGGCAGTCAGCGAATTTGTTGACCATGCGGCCGGTTATATCACATATTGGACCACCAAAGAACTGGCAAGAATTGCTCAATCTGCTCCTTTGTGTGTGCCCCTAAAAAATGGATACCGAGTAGGGCTTTATACCTTGATCGTAAACAACAACAGAACCTGCGAAGTACAAGATCCCAATAGAGAGTTCATACACACCTTTGACAACAAAATCAGTGCTATACTGTATGCAGTATATCTCATGAAAAATAACATAGGTCGAGCAGATGAAATCATTGCCCTGGACAAAGAAATAAATAAAAATTATGCAGATGTGTTGGCCATGCAAAACAGTCAACGAAGAGCAAGAACAAAAAAAGACTACGAAATTGTAGATATCAGGCAGTCAAGGCTAGAAATTGCGCAAAAACAGTTAGAGATCGCTCGTGACAAAATATCGAAAATACATACGCATGCCAAGTACAACAAAGTATGGGAGTAAGGCTAAGATAAAAGTAATTTGTCCACATTGTAATAAAGAAGGTGGTGCAAATACTATGAAACGATATCATTTTGAATATTGTAAAGAATTAAGAAAAGACTAAATATAAACATACGTATGGCATAAGCCATTGATTAGGAAAGAACAATATGAGACTCTCTGAAATGCATACTGCGGTAACGCCACAAAAAATTAACAAAATCACTGAAAGTCGTTTTGGCTTCAGCATTGATTATGATAATTTGTCTTATGCAAAAGCACAACGTTTGAGCCGAGCATTGAGCGAAAACATCACTGCCATCAAGCGCAGTTTTGGCAGCCATACTGCTGAAAAAAATCCTAAGTATATGGAATTGATGTTGGTCAAAGAAGGCCTGGACAAATGGTTGAACAGTGAACAAGGCCTGTTTGAAAGCGAAATGGGCAAGAGCGAAGCAGTACTGGCTGCCAAAGACATTGTTGACTCAATTCAAGACATGCTGGAAAAAGTTTCCAAGATGCAAAACGAACAAGTACCTGCATTGGTGGATACCATCCGTGACCAAATTGGCATGGAACAAGCTGAAGCATTTAAAACTGCCATCGGTCCTGTACTAAAGAGTTTGTATGATTGCATGACTTCTGGTCGTGAGTCTGCAGACAACGCCAGCCGTACATTGGCCGGTGAACAAGTTGGTGCCAGCGATATGAATGTGGGCGGCATGGATCAAGGCGTTGAAGGCGGTGCTGATTTGGGTGCTCCTGAAAGTGATCTAGATGCTGATGGTGGCACTGACCTAGGTGCCGAGGCAGATCAATTTGCTGCAACAGATGCCGCAGTTGGTGGAAGTGCAGATTTAGGACGCACACGTCGTTAATATGCGCATTAACGAAATTATCCGTGAAAGCGAATTTGATGCAGATGTTACGGCTTCTGCCATCGAAGATGAAGCTGACTCACGTGGCGATGCAGCCTTGATATCTACATTGGAGTGGTTGCGTAATGAAGCAGCCGAAAGTTCAGCAGTGACAC